ATCTTTCGGATTTTTACCTTTTTTCTTTAAAGATTCCATTCTATTCAAATCTAAAGTTGACCTAGAAATATCATCACCTTCATCATGAAATTTCTTTATGACTTTATTTCTTTCGTTTTCTTCAGATTCATAATTATCAGAAGCCATATCACTTCCCCTTCATCCCAGATTGATCATAACCATTAGCATTCCAACCTTTTCTACCCATTTCATAGCCATTACACATTGGCTCATCATGATATTCAGACAAGGCAGACTGCCCAATGGCATTACCTTTTGTCATTTCTTGAAAGCAACATTCATCGTAATCAGATCCGTTCTTTTTCATGATTATATCTCCCCAAAAATACATTTCTCTTTCGGCGCTGGTTTATTAAACTTCACCTCTTTCTGGACACAAGCACCATTATTAGCAACATCATAGATGCGATTTTCACCTTGTTGTTTGGCGTCTTGAATGTCTTTTGCAGGTACATTATCTGCTGGTATTGCCATGGCTATTCCCTTCCTTTGGCTTTGGTATTATAAATTTAACATACGATCCGCTATTCGTCATCACGTGGATATGCGGTTTAAACATATCCGGTGATATATGAAAAGAGCAATCAGGATTAACACATTCCTTATTTGCGTTTCTGTTTTGCATATTGTGAAATCCTGTCCTCAAGAGACGGTTGATTAATCGCTTTGTTCGGCAAATCACCTTTTGGTGGTGCGAGTGGTTTAGAATTGCTGACAGCCGCTTTACGCTCTTTCACCATGCGTTCATGCAAACGACCAACTTCTGCTGCCCTCACAAAAGGATCGTCAAGCCTTGCAATCCTATCTAATTCTTGTGGGTGTAATTTACTTGCCCCGTAAATAAAAGCCGCTGGATTATCAAGTGATCGGGTAGCAAGCAGCATGTCATTGGTAATAGGTTTACCCTCAACTACTTTATGAAAGTCTGAGTATTTTTGCATGCCAGTAGTAAATTTCGCTTCAAAATCCGCTTGTTTCCTCGCTTCATTCTCACGCCATTGTTGATCTGCTACCTTTGCTTGGCGCTTTTCAAGCGTACGTTCAACAAAGCCTTCCAATTGTGTTTCCCATGATTCCTCACTATTTGGATCAGGCTGAAAGTCTTTAGCCTCTTGCTTGATCTGCTGCTGTACATGCTGTGGTTGTTCTGAATATTTACCACGAGAAAACCGCTCACGCATCATACGGTTAACTTCTTCTTCCGTATAAACTTTTGGTTTTTCAACAGGATTACCATACTCATCAATGGGCGAACTTTTCGCTCCTTGATCGGGTTTTGATTCGAGGTCTTTAGCACCGTACTCATCCTGATCAGAATCAGCTTTAATCTCCTCTTTTGGAGAAATTATCTCCTGATCTTGCGGTTTTTCTGCAATTTCTTGGTTTAAATCACCAGATTCTTCTACTTTAGGTTCTTGATTGACAGGATCAGACGGGATGGCTTTATTCTCAGCCATTGCCTGTTCACGAGGTATTAAAATACTATCGACGTTATTTACTTCGGTCATGCATTACTTCCTTGTTGTTTTGGTTTATGTTTGGCTTGATGTGCGTGATCTTTATCTTGCATATGCTTTTCATGATAAATCTGTCCAGCATGAGTTAACATCTTGATCAGATTTTGAGAATGATTGATCTGCAAGTCTGCTCCAATTCGCTCACCTTCCGCTTTATAGCGTAAGATCGCCTGTTGTAATTCGGCAGCAGCTTCTTCTTTCTCTGCCTCCAGCTTTTCATAAGCTAATGACATATCTTGATGCGTTTCAATCGCTTTGCGTTGTAACTCAGCTTGTTTTACTTGCAATTCTTGAATCTTTTGTTGTGCTTCTTGTTGGTCTTTCTGCGCACGCATTTGCAATTCTTGCTTCTTCAATTCAACCATTGGGTCTTGTTGCGGTTGTTTTGGTGGTAATGGTTTGCCACTCTTACCCGCTTCAATAATCTCTGGTGGAACCATCGTGCGTAATCGATTACGCAATTCAAGATTATTATCAAGCGGCAGGTTCTCAACATATAAATCAGCAATCATTGGGAAGACTTGGCCAGATTTATCAGCGTTTAACACGAGTTGAAGTGAATTTAATGCCTCTGCCTTTTGTCCTTCATAACTTAATCCTGGCTTTAACCTGATCTTATAAATACCTTGTGTCATATCATTTTCAACATGCAAACCGTATTCATCAGCAGGTTTGTTGAGTGTCACTGATTGGTTTTCAGCCTGTGGCATGTTGATCACCATCTCACGCTCGGTGTCATAAAGCTTTGGAATCATCTCATTGATAATCTCACCACCAAATGCAATGGCGATGTCAATTGAGTTAAATGGCACACGCGTATTCTGTGTACCAGAACGCTTGCGACCGTCAATAGCTTCCCCTGATACCTCATTGCCAGTATCGCCCATCTGAGCGTTATACATACCAGTACCGCTTTGAATGTCTAGCAATGTACGCTCGTATTGCGCCATCAATGATTGAGATAATTCAGGCGGTCTTAACTGTTCAGGCTTAGCACCGGATGGCGTTTCATCATAATATAATGCACCATTCACAACGGATGGATCGCGCCACTGTTGTTGCGCATCGGGTGATGCCGCACATTTACGTGGCATAATAAATTGATCGTAACGGGATATCTTTGTGAGATATGCGGATTGCGTGAATAAGTAATTCAAGAAACGTTGTGCGTCTTTCACATCTTTAAAGAATGATCTTGTAATCTGCTGACCTGCTTTCGTGTAATAACTTTTCTGATCAACAAACACTACAGGCAGGTGTTCTTCTGTTGGAAAATCTTCCTCTTCCAACACAAAATCACCGGCTATTTGACGATGTATGATTTTATATTGCACCTCATCCCGTTTGTTTAAGACTGTCATGATTTGACCGTCTTTCATGACAGCTTTACCTTTTACACCATCTAACTTTATCTTTTCTAGCTTTGCAAACTCTTCATTCGTTATCACTGAATGATCTGATAATTCATAGATAGTGATGTTTTTAGCTTCACGCTCAAAATCATCTATCTGCGTGATTGAATCATCGTCAGCAAAGGCAAGCGTCGTATCTTCACTAACAGCAGAACTTCCAATTTGAGTTTCAATATCCTTACCATGTTTATCACGAAAAGCTTTACGGGAAATTCTTGTCTTAAACCCTGAAAACTGCCCGTCAGTCTTTGCTTTGTTCTTAGCGGCAATATCCCAATAACATCTATTGGGGTCTTCAACTGCTTCAAAATAAGGCTCTTTTAGAAATGATCGTTTATTACGATAACGAGTTAACGTTAAATAAGCACTATAGCCGCCTACAGTAGATTGCCAGAAAGCATTTTGATAAACCGTCTTTGCATCAGAACTAAGAGAGATATCTTTGACGAGTGCCGCACGAACTTCCGCTGTTTTAACAGGAACATTCTCATCAGGAACCACTTGCAGATTAGGGGTGTTTTGTATCTGATCACCGATTAAATGGTTCATCAGAACGCCAAGCTTATTCACCATCAAAGGTATTTTGTTATACCGTTCAAATAACTTAGACTCATCCTCACGCCACTGATCACCCATGATGAAATCAATCCACTCATAATAGAGTGTACGATTGATCGTCCAGTATTTTTCCCACTTATCAACACGATCCCTGATCTTCCCGCATAATTCTGGGTCTTTGCGTGGCATAGTATTAATCCATTAATACGTTTTAGTTAAACAATTTTACTCGTTAATCAGTCTCAAGGCGAGCATCCTTTATCCATCTATGATTACTGCCGCATTTCCTAGAACAATACATATTTTTCTTGTATTTATAGTGGGAAAATTCTTTTTTACACCACTTACATATACTTTTTTCTCTTTTTTCTTTATAAAATTGACGTTTAGTACACTTTAAAGAACAAAATCTTACATTCTCTCTATTATTAAAATAAGTTTCCCTCTTATTTCCACATACAATACACGTAATTTCTTCTTTTTTTCTATTTTTCCATCCTTCACAGGAATGTTTACTATGCCATTTTTTTCCTTCTTTTGATCGATGCCACAGCTTAGCAGCTTTTTGTGCCTTATCTAATCCAACTTTCACTTTCTTTATATATTCTGGATTTTTATATAATTCTTTAGCGTGATCACTTAAATGCTTTCTCATCTCGACTAGCTCAAGATTAGAGATATCATTATTTCTCCAATCATGATCCTTGTGATGTATTATATAACCTTTGGGTATATCGCCGTGATGATCAAACCAAATCATCCTATGAAGTAATCTATGCTTTACTGTTTTAACTCCACATTGATAATATCTTCCGCTAGATTGAATCCAGAACTTAAGGCCTTTATAAATTACAAATTCTCGCATTTAATTAACTACCATATAAATAGTCAATTATAAACCATCAGCATCATTAACGAAACATTGATCTTTCATAAGGAGCAAGGGTAGGTATCTCTATCTGATTATTGGTTGATCCATATACACCAGACATAAAACTGATCATTAATGCGTCAGCGCCATCTGGAGAAGCCATACCTCTTGCTTTAAGATCGTCCTTGCTTTCAATCTGCAACCTACCTGAACTATCATATTTAAACCCTAACGAACATAACTCTCCATGCAGCTCATCACTATCTGGTATTTGCACTGGCATTTCCTGATATAGCCAATCCCGCATATCAGACCATAACTCTGCCCGTAGGTTTTTAAACTTCTCTTTATCGTTCGCTGATCTGGCAACATTCACGCCTTCTACCATATCAAATCCCATTTCCTGCATACGATCAACAACACCAGCACCTATGCCAATGCAATCCACATACACTTTGGAAGGCTTTTCTTCCAATATGATGCGCTTTAACCGCCCGCATATCTCCATCGTATTGTGATTAGCAAGCTTTTCAAGATTATATGCCAATCTACCCTTGCGTCTTATGATTGCTGTTCTATCGTTATTACCAACCGCCACATCCACACCAATAATCAAAGCGCCTGAGCCTGCAATGTCTGCTTTTCTAGCCTTTGTCACAAACCTTGCATTAATAAACACATTCTGTATCGGGTTTAAAAACGCTTCAGTCGCAGAAAATGGGTATTCCTGCTTAAATTGTTCCAATCCCGCATCATAATCTTTGCTTAATGACGATATTTTATTACGTCGCCAAGCAAGATGATCATCTGTTAGCCCATCTTGTGAATATAGTTTAAATAAATACTCTTCTTCTTCATTGCGCTGAAAGCCTTGCGCGGTAGCTTTATATTCATCCTGCCAATACCAAGGCAAAAAGATCGCCTGATATTCAGAATCGCCACCCATTGCAGTGAGCCATCGTGAATGAAAGTAATTACCAATACCATTAGCCGTAGATTCAAGGATTATCTCGGTTCCTGGCTCATCTGATACGGCTTGCAGTATTCCCTTTGCATGGTCTTCGGCATATGACCAAAAACCAACCTCTGATCCGTGAAATAATTGAATAGTTTGAGAACGACCAACAGACTTATTACCAGCAGTACCCACAGAATAACCAGAATCAAACTCCCGAAAATAAAGCTCTTTAGCATTTTCTGTATCAGGCGCAGGCAAAAGCCCTGGTTCGATGTTTTCATTAAACCTCACAGCCATGGTAAATAAATTCTTGGTAGCTTCTTTGTCGTGCGTTAAGATAAACGCCTTTTTACCGCGAGTGGTGACAACTTTGTGAAAGAACCTTCCTTGTATGAGGGTGCTGCATCCTTGCTGCCGTCCCTTAAGTATTACTGCCCTCACTTTGCCTGTGGCTTTTCGTTGCATCTCTAAACGCTGGTTCAAATAGGTTTGTGCCCTATTAAACACGAAAGGCTCAGGCTTACC